GAAAATTAAGTTCTAAGGCTAGGGCCAGCGTTGATAAGGCTTTTGATCTTTTTGAATCTTGTAGAAGCTATACTCTTGATAGAGGTAAGGCTTTCGGAACATTGATGTATAGATGTGATAAGTCTTTCATTTTAGAACTTATTACTGATACTTTATCACCTTCTAATATCAAGAAGCTGGTCACCATGAATTTTGCTAGATTAGGAAATTTTGGTGCTCAGTTTGTTTCGGATACAAGATCTTGTTTAGCTTCTATTATAGGTAGCGAAGATAAAGTCTTTTCTAGAGCTCACTGGATGTTAGCCTTAGGATCAGGAGCTATTGGTGTAGCTATAGGTTTAGTTACTATGTGGGAATCTACAGTTGGAGAAGTTCAATCTGTTAATGTTCCTGTCACTAAATCTAGTGCTTATGCTAAATTAAGCGATATGAGAGCTAGAAATACTACTGTCGCAACCGTTCAATCTCATGATATATATGACTTAAACGGTAAAGTTGTTTTCACAAGCATCTTTCAACGCAATTTATATAGCGTTATGGGAGGTGAAACTGTTGCTGGTCACGCCCTGTTCATAGTTGACAGGTATGCGTTGTTCCAAGAACATTGGGTTTCTAAATTGAGACGCCTTGTTCGTGATGATCCAACAGTACGAAAGAATATATACGTCTTGAACCCAGTTTGTGTAACCGGTAATAGAGATGGTATACATCTTACTTGTGGAGAAATTATAGATGGTTCTATTGACTCCGAAGATCTCGCGAATCATGACCATGCGCTTGTATTGTTACCCCCACGGGTGAGGATACATAAAGATATTCGTCAGCATTTCAAATCTACTGGGGGTCTCAAACCCAAGTATGATTATGTTAGAAGGTTCGAATATACGAGAAGAACTAAAAACAATATTCCCTATGTCTCAACAGAAATGAATATAGGATCTGCTAAGCGGATTTCTAATCAATTGTTAGACTATGAAGGTTCCAACGTTGAGTTTGACTTATATGG